GTCTTGTGCGCTACTATATAAGCATCACTCACACTCTTAGCGTTTCTATCTACAAGAAATTCTTCAGGTGGTACGCCCTCAATTTTAAGTTCACCAGTTGTTTTTTCATGGCTTACTTTTAGATTATGCATTGGACGTTCTACTTCCATACCTGTTTCATCTAAACCCATATCCATTTGTGTTGTATGCTCAAGAACAGTTACGTCATCTTCATTAACAATAGCGCTTAGTTCTTCGTCTGTCACATTAGAGTAAGAATGTATTACCGCTTCTGTATTGTCTTGCCACCATATCTTTAAAATGCCAGTCTTTTTAACTAAGGCATCATGGATAGCGTCATTAAGAAGCTTGTATCCATCTAGTTGTTGAAACTTCCAATGTGCATATTTAGTAGCTTGTTCAGCACTTGCAACATCTTCTTGGTTAGTTGGTACAAACTCTACAGGGTTCTCTGAAGACAAAAACACACGCATGAGACTTGGCTTGATTGCTCTTATTGTATCTCTTACCTTTGTAGCAACAATCTTAGAGCGACCATCCTCTTGTCCTATGTCTACTTCACCTTCAAAGTAACGTTGTGATTTAATTCGGTCTTGAGATATTTCACTTTCAACAAAAGAAGTTGCACCACTTATTGCATCTGACGCTATGTCCTGTACTTCGTCATCTGTCATCTTTTTAAGTTTCATTATTCATCCTCTGTATTATCTTAGTCATAGACTGGCATTTTTCCTTCATATTTATAACCAAGTGCGTCAATATCATAAGCTTCTAACGCCGCCGAAGACGCTACTGTTGGTTTCATTCCTAATCTACTTGCCATAAATTTAGTTAACTGTCTTAGCTGTTCTCTACTCATAGCATCGTTTTTAAATGCATTGTACAACTCTTTAAATTGTTTTACTGCCGCACCGCCACGTTTTTCTACCATTACTAAAGCTAGTTCTTTCATTATAACGGCAGTATCTTCGTCTGTAATTTCTTTGGATTTAAAAACTTTTGCTATTACTCTTGAACCCAATTCAGCTATTCCTAACTCTCCCCTTGAGGCTGTTTTAATTATACTACCACTTATTACTTCTTTTAATTCATCGCTTAGTGCAGTTCTAGTGTAAGTCTTTGAGTTTAAATTTATTGTGTTTTGTAAATCTATAACTGCCCTAGCTTTTGCTAATTCATTATTAATCTTCTTCAAGTTTTTGTCATCAGGCACTAATAAACGTAATTTTTTCTTTGCATTTCTGCTTGAAAACTCTGCTAACAACTTGTCCATTTCTTTTAAATCAGAACCTTTACTTGCATTAGCTTTTACGTTTCCTAACATTCTGTCTAATTCAGCACGTAATCCAAGAGCCACCATTTTTCTTTCTTCTTTGCCAATATTTTTGTCATTTAATAGTTTAGATAATTTTGCAACACTCATAGTGCTTTTTAATGCGTCTTCACCAATCTCAACTGCATTTGACCTTGTAATATTTTCTTGTCCAAGTTTTAAAGCTTTTTTGTAAGCTGGATTTAGTTCTTTTAAGGCAGTTGTTAATTGATACCGCATAGTTCCAGCCGCTTTAGATAACCCAGTTACTTTTAATGGGTCGTAAGCTAACTCACTCAAAGCTCTTTTAATATAATCTAACTGCATCATATTTGGTTGTTGTACAAATTTAAGAAGTCCATCTTTGCCCACAACTAAAGTCATTTGTCCTACTTCTTTACCTTCCATTTGTAGAATATCATTAGCTTCTCTAACCGCCGCTTGTTTTAAAGGATTTGGTGTTCTTTTTAATACGTCTAATACTTTTATTCCAGCTTCAGAGTTGTAGTCTACTTTCGTGTTGTAGGCTTTTGTGTAAGCTTCTGTTCTTGCTGGTGCTGATTTTTTAGATTGGTTTATTGCTACAGTAGTAGCGTCTTCTAATATTTCGTCTGCTGGTTTAGTGCCAGCCATAATAGGTAATTTTGCAATATTGTCATCTAGCGCTTTGTTTGTACCGGATGCAACTTTTTGTGTGCGGTTTAAAATGTTTTTGCTAACAATTTCTGCGGCTTCATTTCCTGAAGCGGCTATTAAATCTACTAAAGTTTTTACTGCTTCTGTAGCGTCTCCGACCATAGCTTGTGTACCACCTAGTCTCATTTTTTTAAGAACTTCTGATAAATCTTCACCACTTGAAAGAATGGTTTTTTTTAACATTGTTGCCGCGCCTTTAGATATTTGAAAGGCTGTAGCTATATCGTCTATTGAATCTTTAAGAACACCACCGCGTACTTTGTGCCAACCCCAAGCTAAAAATTTTGGTGCTACTGGAATAATTCCACCTAATGCTAATCCAAAAATACCTTGATTAATACCTCTTTGTATTGCCGCCTCTCCTCTTTGTCCGCCTTCACTTGCTAACCATCCACTTACAGCGCCTTCAACTGCTTGGAATGAACCACTAGCGGCTGAACCTAAAAGAACGCCCGGTACAATTGGTAATGAAGCCATCCAAGTATACATTGTAGCTGGTAATGAAATCATTGCTGGTAGCGTACTGTAAATTGCACCGGCGGCTTTCCATGCCATATATTCTTTTGGTCTTGTTTCTTTAAATGCTTTTATTCTTAGATTATAGTCTTTACGAATTTGCGCGCCATCTTTACCCATAGAATTACCGGCAATTTCGTAAGCCTCGTCTATTCCTTCACCAACAAATAGATAACCTGATTGAAAAACACCACCTCTTGCTAAGAATGTATCTTGCTCAACAATATCTTTGTAATAATTTAGTTTTGACCTGTCACCAGTAGTCATGCCATCGTACTGTTGCCCTTGACTGACTGCGGCAAATTCATCCATAGCCAGTTTAATCATTTCAGGGTCTGTTGTACTTACACCAGCGTTTTGGTCTAAAAAGTTATATTTACCGTTAGGTAATTCAACAATAAATTTACCATCACCCCACTCAGCAATAATCGAATCTTCTTTTTTCCATTCTGTAATTGGTTTAGTTTCTTCTGTAACTTCTTCTGTAACTTGTTCATTTAGTTCTGTTGCAGTTAGTGGTAAATCTGACGTTATTTCTGTTTCTGCGACTGGCTGTAAAGCACCAACTCCATCTTCAGCTACTGCAAGTAACTGATTAACTGCGGATTGGTCTCCAACTGGCACAACAGGAGCTTGAGAATCTATTACTGGTACAGCGCCATCATTTAATGTTGTAGCTGAATCTAAAAGAGCTGACTGGTCTTGATTAGTTTGCATTGCATCTAATTGAGAATCTAAGGCACTTACAGATGTGTCTGCTACAGGCGATGGCTGGTAATCAGGATGTTCAGCTTTCATATCTGTAACCATAGTATTTATGTCTGATAATATTTCTTTTGCTAATTCTGTCTCGCCATTAGCTTGAGCTTGTATCAATTGTGCATCAGCATTTACTATTGCTTGTTGATATTGGTCTAGAGACGTTGCCATTAGAAGTATTTACTCACAGTAGCATTAGTTTGTATCTTCTTTGCACCGGCTCTTATTGGTACTTCCTCCGGGTTTAATTTCACACTAAAAGTATCTTCATAAAGCTTAAAGTAAGCAGAATTTAATCCATCTTCAGTTTTAACATTGACACGTTCGTTATATTTATTTATACCTTCTGTAAGAATATCAAGTCTTTGTTGCGTCATTATTTGTAATTGCGCGACAGTCATTCCCGGTGTACCAACAAATGATTCTTGCAAAAATATTCTTTCAGGAACAGTATCAATACCTTTAGTACCTAAACCAAGTATTTTAAGCATTTTAAACGTCTCACCACCAAAGGCAGACTGCATTAGTTGTACTTTTGTAGCTTGATTACCGTCTGTTAATCCAATAGAATTAGCAAACTGCGAAGCCTTTGTATACAATGGCTCAAGCAGACCAAATTTAATTTTGCCATCTACTGCCTCATCTAAGATGTTTTGTATTTTATGCAATTCTCTTACATCAGATAACAATCCATCAATACCATCTACTTGTGTGTTGTGTTTAGAAACTAAATTACTTGTTTGCAAATCACCATATTTATCTACATCTAAGCTTGGCATATTGATGTCTACCGTAGTGCCTCCACCTTTCATTGCTGTTTTATATTGAATAAAAGTTAACGGTGGAACATCTTTAGTATTTGTTTTATAGTATTCGTACTCTTGTACAGCATTTGGAGCTTCAGGGTCAGCCGGTTCTTCAACTAAAGCGCCTAGCTTCTTCAGTTTCATTTGTATAACAAGTTCTTTAGTATATGTTTCAGGGTCTAATAGTGCTAATGCATCTATTTCTTCTAATTCTGCCTTAAAGAGAGGTGCATCATCTTTCTTAATACCAAATCCAACCTCTAATTGTTGGTCTGTCCATTTAATTACTTCTCCAGTTGTTGGGTCTGTTGGTGGATTAGCAATAGCATTCATTCGTTGCATAAATTCAGGAGTTTTTTCCGTTTCTATATCTAATATTCCATGTAAATATTGAGGAATATCCTCAACTGTACCAGTTCCACCGTTGTTCTTTCCATCTATCATCATTTCTTGCACATACTTTAATTTTGCTAACCAGTCAGGGTCTTTTGTTACAGTCATAGCTAAATCAACAGCTTTTGCTGGAGTATAAATACCACTTGATACCATTTCTGCCAAATCATCACGTTTATTCTTTTTTAAGAAATCAATAGTAGCATTAGTTGTTGCTGTAGTCTTTTTTTCAGCATTAGCGGTTTTAATTCTTGATTCAAAATTAGCGGCAAGTTGAGCATCAGGTTCTAATCTTAATGTATTAAAAGCCATACCCATTTTATAAACTTCTTCTTGACTCATTCCTTTAAACAAAGAATTGCTTACATTACTTAAAAATCCGCCACCGCTTTGAGGTGTGTTGCTTGCAACTTGAGTCGGCATTTGTTGTTGACTAGCTTGTATCTTTTCGTCTTCGTCATTGCCTATATTTAAGCCAAGTAAACTTAATATTCCGCCAGCTCTCTCACCTATTCCAGCCATAATTAACCTCCGTAAGCTTGCGTAGCAGCAGTTAGATAATCAAACAACCCATTTTGTTTAGATACTTTTTGTGATTCCGGAACTGGCGTGTTACCAAGAGCCGCACTCACATATCCTAATCCGGCTGCTGGATGATTCTTAAATCCTTGGAAATCAGCTTGTGCCGCATCAAACAAAGCTTGTTGCATTGCTTGTTGTTGCATACCTTGTTGCGCTAAGTTATTGTTAACAGTTTGACCCATACCAAAACCCAAGTTAGAAATTTGACCTAACTGATTTGCTGCGCCTAATCTTTGTTGTGCGCCTTGCATGTCTGCGCCCTGATTAGCCATTTGACTTTGCAGATTATTGCCAATGTCATACTGCGCCATGTTCTGTGCATTTTGAAAGCCAGCCTGTCTAAGTCCAGCAGAAGATTGTGCTAGTTGTGATGCAACTCCTCTACCCATCTCACCCATAGCAACGCCATGCCTTGAGCCACCAAATGAGTTTGCCATTTGTGCTTGTGCGCCTAAATCGTTAAGACCTAATTGCGCTCCACGAAGTATGTCAGTTTCATTAGCTTTTATAACGTCATCCGTATATTTGTTCATGTACGGTGATAGGTTAGTAGTGCTTAATTGATTAGCATTTACAGATAATGGTTTGTAACCCATACCTTGAGCTGAACCCATTCCAGCACCTTGTATTCCTTGTGCCGCTAAACTATTTATATTAGGTGGTGTTTTTTGTCCACCCGGTAATCCTTGACCAGCCATTATCGACCTCCTACGTGTCTGTATGCATTATATGTTCCACCTTTGCTTTTATAAGTTTTTTTAGGCTTAGGAGCAGAATAGGACTTACCAGCATTACTTGGATGCCCCGGTGAATTTGATGCACTTGAGCTAGTTCTCGGTTGATAAGATGACATTGCATTATCCATTTTATTTTGTTTAACTATTGCTTTGTAATCTGTACCACTTCCTTTATTACCACTAATTAAACCATTTTTATCAAGTGCATATGAAGCATCTAAAGTATTTACTGTACTGTTAGGGTCAATTTGTTCAGCATGAGATTTTTGTAATTCAGGTGACCATGTGCTTGTGTCGTAGTTAGGTACAAATGCTGGGTCACCACCGGAAGGAGCAGAAGGATTAGCGCTACCACTAAATCTACTATTGCTTGTAGCACCGCCTCCTCCAGTTAAACCAAAGGTAGTTCTACCACCAAATAATGCGTCATAGGCATCCATATTTTCAGGGTTAGAAGCTGTTAATTCTGCCATAGCTTGGTCATAAATAGGCATAGAGCTGTAACCTTTCATACCATTAGCGTATGTTGTAGGTGTAGGCATGTCAGCCATTACATCTGTAGGTGCGAGTAAACCAAATGCTGAAGCCGCGTTTGCATTGTTTTGCATTGCATTAGTTTGGTTCTCATTTAATGCTGCTACTTGCGCCCCAAAATAAGGCATGTATTCAAGTTGTTGTACAGCTTCGGCTCTTTGCAGATTTCTGTCTGCTGGAGCGCGTACCCATTCAGGTATCGTTGTTTCGGTAGTCTTGCTACCACCTTTTCCGCCACCACCACTCATGTTAAAACTCCTTTGCTAATGTTGTAAATTGTTCTTTCCATCCTTTAGATGATAGAACTTTTTTCCATCCTTTTCTGCCAGCAACAGTCATACCATCGCATCCTTGTTCTTTACCCCATGCCATTGCGTCATCGTGCATGTCTGTAATTTGTTTAATTCCATAGCCTTTATTACCACCAGCTAAAAACACATGAAGCACTTTCTTATTAGGATACACGATAATTTCTGTTACTGCACATCCGTTTGACCCCATCCACAACTGCATGTGACCACTTAACACACCATCTACAATATCTTTAAAGTCGTGCGTGTCTCCACCTTTATTAAGTGCTGACTGTATCCAATCTTTACCACGTAGTAATTCTTCTTGTATATTCATGGGTCGTATTTTAACTTAACCCAAGCACCATTTTTAGAAACTACTACTGCATTTTGAGCTTCATCCCACATTATAACGCCATCTTCTGTAGCTTTAGAATCGGCATCTTTAAATTCTAATTTGTTACGTGTTCCAACTATAAATTTGTTAATACGTTCTGCCCATATATTCCATTTGTCTCCTAATGGCGCTGGTGGTAATTGTCCACTCATCGTTTGCCGCCAGCATTTGCTTCAATTCGCATAACACCTGACCTCCAGTCAGCTAGTTTTTCACCTTCTACACGTATTCGTATCTGTCTACCTGAAAACCTTACAGAGGTTGGGTTAGTTAAAGAAAATGAGCCATGAGATGTCTCTGTGTCATTTGGATTAAATCTTGTTTTAAATGTAACCTTAACATCACCCTGATTTAATTCATCAGGTATCAGTTTAGTTACTTTCATAATTTGGTCACCGTTACCAAGGCTAATTGAGCCTGACTCAGCGTAAGGTTTGTATGTTCCATGTGCAACACCGTATTCATGGTTGTAAAGATTGCCACTTGCATCTGCCCATATTGGATTGTCAAATACACCCCTATCAACTGCTGCTGTTCTGTCTAATTCACCAACTGCCCAATGCCCTTCTTTATAGTCATACGTCACATATCTATCGTTTTCAGTAGAATTTTCTGATGTATAAAACCACCATATCTCACTATGTTGTGAGTTATGTACTGCGGTTGCTTTACTAATTTGACTGTTAGAGATATTGGTAAAAACTAAATCATGGACATCACATTGTAATTCTGTTGCTACACTTCCATCAAACATAAAGAAACCATTGTTGCCCATCCAAAATGCACCTTGGTCAATAGCTACAGCCGCCTTTCTTGATGCAACACCACACGCAGTTCCAACTCTTTCAAAGCCATAGACAAATGGCGCACCTGAGTATCTTGCTTGGTGTGCATCTGTGTCTGTTAGTATTAATGTTGAGCCTCTCATGCGTAGACCACACATAATTTGACCACTCGTAACTAATTCAAAATCACCAGCTTCGTTTGTAGCTGCTGGAGACCATACAGTATTTGCTTCGCTATCGCACCATTGAACCTTACGTGGATTACCACCAGCACCCAATGCAAAAATAAATCGTTCTTCGGTTACGACCATAGACAAATTACTTGTTGGAGCATTTGCTATTGCTGCGGCTTTGTTATTAACATTTAGTGTCCACTCCCATAACTTGCCATCCTTAGATGAACACGCTACTAAGTTTTGTCCAAAGTTATCTAATGCCCATGTTGTTGCCTCTTGATATATACCTGTAGATGGTCTTGTTATACCGTAAATACCGTTATTCCAAAAACCTCCACCATAAGCTACATTTAATGTTGCATTAACATCTCCAGCAGTAAAGCCTGACGTAGGTGTTATGTCAGTTACTGTGCTTGAAGCGTTAATATAATAAAGTTTATTGTGCGTTCCTAATGCTAATGCAGAGCCATCTGAGTTGTCAACCCAAGCGTGCATACCTCTAGGAACAGAAGCTGCTGCTGAAGCTTTACGTGTATCCCATCCTCCTACAGGACGTAAAGAACCATCTTGCCACCTAACTAAATTAGAATCGAGCCATCTATTGGATGATTCAAAATCTGTACCGTTTTTGTAAACGCCCGGTGGTATTTGTAATGGTATTAACATATTATGCCGCTATTATTGTCCATACTTCTGCGCCTTCTGTTATTGGAGTCCACTTTAATCGTGCTACTGATACAACACTACTACTTGTCGATACGTCTACAACGTTAGCTGTATGCGTGTAACCACCTTTTGCAGTTACGGTTGACGTAGAAGTAAATGATGCAGCACCTAAATAAATCAATTCCGCGTTACTTGCAACAGTAGAAATCCCATAGATACCAAAGGAATCTGTCATTACTCCTTGTAGCACACGTTGACCAAGAGCAGTCGTAGTGTTTGTTGCTGTTGCCGAAGCACTACCGGACGCAGTTATCTGACCAACACACGCCGAAGTTACTGTTGAGGTTATTGCACTTGCGCCAATACTAGTTAAGTTAGCAACTGAAGCAACAACGGATACACCAGCAGATATAGCACCTGAGTGTTGTATACGCTCTGCGACTACATTAGCTACACTAGAGTTAGCAGTTAACGCCGAAGCGCCATCATGTAAGTCGGCAGTACCGTACCTTCCTCGGTTAAATTTAAACTGACTATATCTCATGTGAGACTAGCCTAGTTCAATGTAATATCTAGGTCACCCGATGGAACTCTAAATACATCTCCTGATGCTACAGTTTTACTTGCAGTTAACGTAGCGTATACCATTAAGTTGCCTGACGTTGCTGCATCAAAGATACCAACGTGTGTAATCGTACCCCAAGTGCCTGTTGCTGTTGGAAATTCTACTGCTGCGTTGTTACTTGTTGTTGCACCTGAAGTAGCAAAGGCTATAGATTTTCTTGTATATCCATTGCCTGATACTTCTGTACCACCACCAGTTTCACCCGGAGCTGCTGTAAATAAACCAATGTATTTTGTACTTGGAGCTGTGTAAGCTGCACCAGCAAATACGTGGTCTAAGATTTCTGTTTCTAAAAAGTTTGTAAAACTCATACTAATCCCCTCACTTTAAGTGTTAACCCTGAACCGCTAAACATAGCATCTTCAGAGACTTGGTTTAATCTTTGTATAGCCGCCGCATACATCTGCGCCCATACCCCTACTCTTTCGTCTTCCGCTAGATACGGTGCTGAGTGTAATAACGCTCCATAGAGGTATACATCAGGTGCTTCTAATAAAAGCCAGTTATCTGCGTTACTACTACTTAAAGCTGGGAGCTTTTGATAATAGAGTAACTCAAAATCTGTTGTTGCGTTTGGTGTTGGATACAATTGAAACTGACTGTCTGCGTGTGTGTATGCACTTGGCGTACCACTAGCATTTGACATAGCTGCCCGTTTATCAGCCATTGCATCTCTTGATATTAAATTAACTACTGACGTGCCATTACCAGTTAAATGCATTCTAATAGTTTCTACCCAGTCAGGTGGTATCTGCATGTATTCATCAGCAGCATCTTGTTGACCACTAGCCCTAGCTTCCATCTTCCAATGACGTATATCTCTATTCATCTGTGACTCAGCTAATGTTATAAAGTCAGGGATGACAGTAGTTAAATCATCTCTATCTAAAAAGTCTGCAATACTAGCTTTAAGTTCTGTGTAATTAGATAAAGCCATATTAGTATCCTCTTGTATAGTCTAACATTTCATCTTGCACAGCAAAACCACTTAAAGGCGCTCCAGTTAATCCAGCCGCAAAGTTTGCTTTTTCTAAATCATCCATGTTAGCCATAATCTCTTCTACATTTCTTTTTTCTTGCTCACTCAATGCTGCGAATTGTTTATTAAATTGTTGCCTGTCAATGACTGGTGCATTCATGTTAGGCTGACCTGACCCAGCATAATCCATTCCAGTTGGCACTACATCAGGTATAGTTGGTGTCCTACCGGGCATAAATACTGGGTCATTAGTAAGTCCAAGGTTTGAAGCAACTGGTGCAAATCCAGCTAATAAGGCTTCTCTTTCTGCTGCTGTGTTGTTTATGTCAGTATCTTTAATAATACCCGGAGTTAGTTCGTCTACTGTTTGCGTGTTAGCGTCACCACCCATAACACCAGTAAAATTATTATTCAGATTATTATTAACATTATCCATAGATTGTGCAAAGCCGCCCTTTAACTTTGCCATATATTCTTGAAGTGCTAATTCGTATTCACTCATAAAACAATCCTCTATCTAATTAAACATAACTAAATGCTATTGTAGCAAACCTTTGTTTACTTTATTTGTTTTTTCACCATCCATAGTCTTTTTTGTATCTTGCGTTTTCTTTGTCGACTTTGCCTTGGTACTTATTAACCATTCGTTCGTAAACATCGCGTCCGTTGCTAGTAGCGTTTTTTCTGTTTTTATACGACTCGCCATTTATACTCTCCCTCCAATCGTTTTGTAATAAATCGCCTTTAGAATTATAGTAACCTATATCTACATCACCTAAGTCTGCG